TAAATTTTTTGCTTTGATATACTGTGATCATTTATCCTCCTTGGTTTGGTTAATTGAATGTCTCACATAGACATAATACAGATATTTGCAAATTATTACAACTATTTACAACAATAAATATTAAATATTTTAGACATAAAAAAAGGGCCCTTTCGGGCCCTTTGTAACACTGAGTAATAAAGTGTGTTACGACTTCAAATTACGCGCCTTGAGATCCGTAGATTCCTCTCCAATCAGAGAAACCAAACGAATATCTTTCTCTAGCTTTGTATCTGATGTTGCCTGTAGAAAAGTCTGGCTCCATAGAAGTCTCCATTGGAGATCTTTGGAACATTTTTAGACCTTCTCCCATAGCATTAACTGACGTTAAGACAAAGAAAGCGTCTGGATCTGTTAGGTAATGATTTACCGCATAACCACCAGGCAATACACCTGTGTTTCTGATTGCGTTGATATCATTATCAGCAGTCCCAGATCTTTGAGTAGAGTTTAATATTCTGTCAGCGACGAATACTAATTGCGGAGGAATTATTAATTTATCCGCGGTAACGCTGATAGTCAAACCTCTGTCATCTGTAAAAGTAGATATGTCGATCAAAGCATCTTCTAAAGACGCCTCGTTCAAATCTGCCATCGTAGTTGCTCTGTTAGCAGCTGTTCCTCCACCTGCAAGTGGGTGAGCAGTGTTAATTAGAGATACGCCATCACCACCTGTAAAACTAGATGAGAAAGCGTTATTCAATACGTCAGCTCCTTTAACCTCTTTGGTGTTAGCCATAGATTTTGCTAAAGCTTTAACATATCTCTTACCAAGAGAATCGTACAGGTTGTCTTCAACCGCCTCTTCTGTAAGCGCAAACGCTAACGCAACAGTATCGTGCGTGTATCTTGCGCTAAAACTTTCTGAGGCATTGTCAAATTCAACGCCTTGACCCTCTGACTTGACGGGTGCTCCGCCAAAACCTGTGATAAGCACCTCTTCTTCAAACGCCCTGTTTGAGTCCTCGATCACAAAGATATCTTCATACTCTTGATCGTAAGAATCATAGGACATTCCGAAAAGTGCGTTTAGACCAGGCTCTAGCTCTTTCGCTAATTGTGCTCTTGAAATTGCCATGTATTAACTCCTTATGCTAAACCAGCACCTTTTTGTCCCATGATGTGGTTTTGAATCACACATAAAACATTGGTGTTTGCTGATGCTACGTCGTCGTTATCGGGATCCTGAGAAATATCTAACGCTTTTAGAGGTAATGTAGCAGTTGTAGCTCCTGTCGTTACATCAAGCTCTAAGTTAGATCTTCCAGACTTAGTATCGCCAACCGGTGATCCATCAACAATGTCAAAGTTTCCAAACAAGTCAGCAACAGGCATAGCTGCGTCTGCTTGTACTTCAAAAACGACATTAGGATCGTCGATTACGCTTGCGATTATATCCGAGGCAGAAATACTACCAGGATAATAGTTGTTAAAAACTTGCTCGCCTGTAGTGGGGTCAGTGTACTGAACTCCGTTAAACACTCCAACAATTGGAACGGTTCCGGTGGCTGTATGTCGTCCCAACACCCCAGCTGTTAGTTGTGTAACTAAATCGCCTTGAAATATTGGTGTTGTGGCGCCACTAGCTATTCTATATCTGGATTGTCCTCCAGAGTATGGTGCTCCGCCCATCATACGAACAGGTTTTAAACCAAATGCGGCATCTTTATTCGCCATAAGATTTACTCCTATTAATATTTATTACTTTTTCCCAAAAGTAACATTAGACTTTCTATCGGAGTCGTACTTGACGTATCTGCCATCTTTTCTGGCATCGTTAAACATATTGTTATCCAATGCCTCTTTTTTTCTGACAGTTTGATCCTCGTAATAACTGTTTCGTTCTTGTCGAGTCTCGACAGGTATCTTCGCCAATAAAAGTCCTTCGCTATAAACTAAACCAGCATGTCTACCAGATTCGGCAATCGGATAAGCATATTCATCAGGTAAATCGGATCCTCTTACGAGTTCCCAACCTTCCCTAACTCTTCTTGCTACGTTTGCTCTATCCTCCTGACCCAACATTGATTCTCTTATCCAACGATATTCGTAACCTTCTGGTGGGGGCGGAGTTTCTAGTTTTCTTACCGGTCTCCAAGGTTGTCTGCGAGAATTTTTATCGTGAGACTCGGACTCACGGGATATTCTGGAATGTACGTTTTCGCTATTTTCTTCTGTCATTTTGCCTCCCTTGTTGCTAGTTTTTGTTTTTCTTTAGCGACAGATTTCAACCACGCCTCATCTGACATGCCGTGTGGTTTCAATCCTTGTAGAGTTTCGACTTCGGATTTACTAAAACGTACGCCGTTCTCTTTGCCTTGTGTTTTTTGTCGACTACCTACGGCAGCTGAGGCGACTCTTTGCACAGCGGGTCGGTCCTCATTTTGCTCGACATTATCAGATCTAAGATCTGGATAAACTTTATAAATTCTGTTGTTTAGCTCGTTGTAGTAATCCTCAGAGTCTAAATCATAACCTTCGTAGGCCAACGTATTGTGAACGTGTTGGGCCCATGCAGTAGCCTCCATGTTCTCGTTAAACCATGGATTTTTAGACGCCCAAGCTAGGGCCTCTTTTGTTGGTTGTACTGCTTGCGGTTGTTGCGGTTGTTGCTCAGGTTGTGCCACAACGTTTTGAGCAGAGCTTGTGTCTGCTATCTGTTCTTGTTTTTGTTTAGCAAGCCTAACTTTTTCTTTTTGTAAAGCTACCTCACTTTTCAAAGTGTCAGCTTTCGACATCAAAGACGCATCGCCAGAGCTAACCGCTTTTTCATAAAGATCGTTAGCCTCTCTTTCTTTGGCTTGTACGTTCTCTTCTTCTTTTTCTAGTAACGTTCTTTGCGCTTGAGCTGCTTGTTGATAATAGCTATTCACCTCTTGCTCTCTTTGTCGTAAAGCCGCCTCTAGTTGCGCTGCTCTTTCTTCTGTTTCTCTGTTTCTAGCGTTAAGTTTATTTATCCTTTTAGAAACATTTTTGGTGTAATTCTCTAATTCTTCATCATTAGAGGCAGTTACTTCTTCCGTAGCATCGGTATCAGCAACTTCTATTTCAATCTCCTCAACCTCTGGCTGAGTTATGTTGTCATCGTTTTCGACTGTCATAAGCTTACTATATCATCTGGATCGAGAATTGTGGCTATCACTTCATCATCGTTGATGATTCTTACTTCTGCACCTTCCTCAAGTTTAAACCTAGAGCCAGAGTAGCGCCCTATTAAAACCCATTGTTTTTCTTCACACCACGGTTTATCTCCAAACCTAGCTGTATCGTTATAACATTGTGGTCCCATCTTGACTACATAAGCTACTACTGTTGCTAGTGCCTCACGGTCTTTAGTCTCTTTAGCTAAGACTATTCCGCCTTTTGTTTTTACTTTGCCAGCGTAGGGCAAAACCAATAAACGCCAACCTGTGGGTTGTGGCATACGTTCAAGTATTGAGGCATCCAATTTTTCTGGATCTAAGACTCTTTCGCTAGGCTCTACATAAGCCTCTGCTACTTTTGTTGCTGCGTTTGGGTTAATTATTTTTGACATTAAAGTTCTTTTGCTAAATCACTAATCTCATTTGCAATAAAGTATAAAGCATTAAGTTCTCCTTGCAAATATTTATAATGTTCCATATCTTTTAAACTACCCGACATTAAGGTTTCTTGTATCTGAGATTCCCTAAGTTCAATCTTTTTTTTGATTTGGTCGATTAAAGATATATCCATCAACTACTTTTTTTTGGCCTACCTCTTTTCTTTGATACTGCTTTTGTTTCTGCCTTTTTTGTAGTAGTTTTTTTGGTTGCAGTCTTTTTCACAGGTTTTTCTTCTGCTTTAGTTTCTACAACCGGATCTTCTACCGGCAAACCGGCCTCAATCCTAGCCATTTTCTTAGCAATCCTTTCGGCATTAGCTTGATCTCTTTTTTCGGCCGCCTCTCTTGCTGCTTTTAGCTCTAACTCTTCTTGAGCTCTAGCCTCTTTTTTTTGCGCTTTAAGAGCTTTTACGGCCTCTAATTTATAAGATGTTGTCATAATATCCCCTTAATTTTGTTTTCTAATTCTAACAGTTTTAAATCTGTGTTGGTTTTTAATCTATCTATCGCCACTTCTAATTTATCGTCTGCTATTTGTTTTTGCGTTTCCAATCTTTGCATTTGTAAGTTTGCGTCTAATAATTTTTCTTCTGCTCTTTGGTTTTGTTTGCTTGCAAATTGTTGTGTTTCTATATCTAGTTCTTTATCTCTGAGCTCTAATTCTTTTTGTCTAATATCAACCAATGGATCGCCACCACCGCTCATACCTATAGATTGTAAGAAGTCGTTTGCTAGTTGAGCCATGATTGCAGAGCTGTATTGTTCGTTGATTACTTTAATTTGTTGCATGATTGCAGCTGCCTCTTCTGGACTAACTTGTTGAATAACCGACTGTATTTCTGCAATCCTTTGTTGCATTTCTGGTGGCATCTGTTCTTGAGCTAGTTGTGCGGCTAAGAATTGTAAATGCTGCATACAATGTGAAATTATTAAAGCTTGTACTTGCGGACTTTCTTTTACTAAATCGGTGAAAAATAAACTTCTGTGCGTGTCTATATGTGCTTGATGGTTCTGTTCCGGA